GATAAAATGTTTTATAATATTGAGGATAAAAAATGATTTGTATAACTTGTGATCATGATTGTCACTGTGGAGACAGCTGCGATGCACTTCCTATGGATGGTGGATGCGGTTGTAGAAGCTGTGAACATAAAGAGGAGGACAATATGTTAAAAAGATTATGGAAGAAGTTTAAGGACTTAATTGGTCTAGTATAAGGTTTTATGTATTATGGAGATAGCCAGGATGAATTACTACTTTACAGGTATTCTAATAATACTGTTATGTTTGATAGCTTTTATCGGTCCTGCGTATCCCAACACTACACAAAACAACACTAGCGGATCAAATACATCAATTACTGGTGGATATACAAGTTCAGCCACAAATACTTATCAAAGTGGAAGCTCAAATAATACCACAACTACAAATAATTCTACATCAAACATGCGATCTGCACCGCCAACAGCGTCAGCACCGAGTGTAACTAACGCCGGATCTGATGTTTGTTTAGCTGGAGCAAGTGCAGGAGTTCAAACATTTGGTATTGGTGTGTCCGGTGGTAAATCTTTTAGAGATAAAAACTGTGAAAGAATAAAATTATCAAGAGAGTTAAATAGTTTAGGTATGAAGGTTGCAGCTGTAGCTATTCTATGTCAAGACGAAAGAGTGTTTTTTGCTATGGAACAAGCTGGGACACCTTGTCCCTTCGAAGGAAAGATAGGAAAACAAGCAAAAGCAGCATGGAAAAAATATGATAAATTAAGACCGGACTATGAAACATATGTTAATAATTTAAAGATTATACAAAAGAAAAATGACGAAGAAGAAAAACAAATGACAAAAGATCTAACTAAAATGGATCAAGAAAAAGAAAAAGAAGATATACAAAATAAACAGAAGATAGATTGGAAAGAACCTAGATGAAGGTAAATGAGAACACTAGTATCAGCATGCCTGTCAAGAACATGCTCGCAATAATTTTTGGCGTAGTGGCCGGCGTGTTTGCATATACCGAGCTGACGGCGAGGCTGGTATCGTTAGAGACATCGAGAGAATTAATGCAAGCTGATTTACTCAAGGCTAGTGATCAGAAGCCCGTGGACCAGGAGCAATTCATGTTGCTCGAGTCACTTTTTTCTGACGTAGAGAAATTAATTGAAAATCAAGAACAAAACGTAACAAACAAAGTCAACATAGAATTTAATAAACAATTACTTGAACAAGCATTAGAAGATAT